ATACAATTAACGTTCCAGCTGGTGCTCTATTTGTTAGAGGTATTGAAGTATTTAATTCAACAGCAAACACTACAGGTGCGGGAACTTGGTTAGAAAAAAAAGATCAGACATATTTATCTGAGTATACCGATAGATTAACTGGACCAGAAGGTGATTTAACTACACAAGATGTAACCGGTTTTCCAAAATATTATGCTATGTTTGGTGGAGCTACAGGTTTAACTGATACTACCTCTGGCGGTCTATATATAGCACCTACACCAGACGCAGCTTATCTATTTAGAATATATTATAATAAACAAACAACAGGATTATCAGCCAGTAATACGACAACATATTTAAGTAATTACTTCCCACAAGGACTTTTATACGCGTGTTTATCAGAAGCATTTGGGTTCTTAAAAGGTCCAATGGAGATGTTGACACTGTACGAGAATAAGTATAAAACATCAATACAACAG